AGATGCTCTTCAAGATGCTCTTCAAGATGCTCTTCAACATGCTCTTCAACATGCTCTTCAACATGCTCTTCAACATGCTCTTCAACACGACCTGCTACACGACCTGCTACATTATTATCTTCTTCACTTGAAGAACTATTGTCATTACTATTGTTATTAATGTTAAGTAAATTAAACATTAAATCGATATCGTTCATATTATTTATTTCATTTTGTATATAATCAATATCACCCGATAATGTATCTGTTTGGTAATTAGTTGAATTATATACTCTAGTTTCATTTGTAGTTTCATTGCTTTGTGTGTGTGTCAACTCTACACTGCTATTATCACCATGAATAGGTGAACGTCGATTATTATTATTATTATTATTATTATTATTATTATTATTATTATTATTAGAAATAACTACATTTTCGTTATGATGTGTAAATGAATGATCTATAATTGTTTTGCTTACTATATTTTTATATAATTCTATATTTTTATTAAAATTATAAAAAACATTCTTTTTTTGTGTTAATACCGTATCGACAAAATAACATCCTTCTTTTTCATAATAATTTGCAGTACTTGGTATATACGATAATATTTTATCAATTGTCAATAAATTTGTATTATTATATACAGAATTATGTATTTTATATTTTTTGCCAAATAATCTATTGTATTTCGAAAATTTCTTAAGTTTAGACTGTAACTTCACTTTATTATTGCGTCTTTTATTCAAATTGTATGAATAAGATGCATAAATATAATGTTTTAAATACGGTTCAAATGTTTTAATTAATATTGAATTTGGAAAACCATGATCTATTTTAAATGATATGTCATTTCTATAATTTCGAAACATATCAAGTATATATTGACATTTAATATTTATAGTCGATGTTTCTAAAAAATTTCTTATGATTTCTTCATTTATTATTAATTCGTATTCAGATAATAAACGTTTTTTATCAAAATTTACACGGAAAAATAAATGAAATAAAACGGGCATTATGAATGATGATTTTTTTATAAAATAATATATATTATACAAATTTGCAATTGAAAATTTAATATTTGTATATGGGTTTTTAATATTATTAGGTACAGAATAAAATTCATCTGAATTGATTATAGAACTTTTAATTATTCGCATTAAATCTGTTATTCTAAATTTATATATTACATTATTTTCTATTAATGAAATAATTTGTTCAGGTTTAAATAAAGATAGGTCATTTAAAAATAAATCCGTATCTATAATTTTCCTTTGGAAAAAACGTTTTATTTTGATTTTATAAGCAAATCGATTTAATAAAAAATAAATTTTTTGTGCTCGGGAAAATATTGAAATTAAATAAGTTTTTTTTTCAATTGGGATAAATACATTGTCTATAATATTATCGTATAGTAGCTTATATTTTTCTTTAATTAACTGTTTTTTATCTATATTTTTATCAATATAATTCATATAAATGCGGTCATACGCATTAATAAAAGAATAATCAATAAAATCAGTGTTTTGTATAACATATTCACTTAATACGAATGCTCCGGTTGTAATATTTATTTTCGGAAAAAATTGTTTTAAGATAATATAAAATAAGTTCATTAATTAATAATATAATTAATATTTTAAATTGTAATTATATTATTATTGATTTCTAAATGTTAAAATACATATTAAAACCCCATATCATAACCGTCATCGATTACATCATTATCATTGTTTTCTTTAATATTATCTGTATTATTTTTAATAACTATATTTTCCTTACTACATTCATCATCTGATTCATCGCCATCAAGTAATTTATCAATAGACTCTTTTTTCTTAGGTTTAATTGTTGGTTGCCTTTTTGCCATTTCACGCATATTCAATAATATTTTAAATGCGTTAGTACCGAAATACCCCTCTTGGCCACACATTACATTTGAAGACACTCCTCGCATAGTATCTAATTCACCATGTCTTGCTGCTCTTAAAAACATTTCAGGTGTTTCTTCAAAAGATGCTTTTGCAATTGGTCCAATATTGTCATTATTAATTCCATGTCTAAATATGGAAATCATTTTTAAATTACAAGTCATTCTATCACATAATACACTTAAATGGTGATAATCGATATAAGTGCTATCAAATTCAATAACTTCTGAAATTTCATTAATAATAGATTGTCTTGCTGCCTCAAGTCCTAATACTTTGTAAATTTCTTGAATATCATTTGTAATGGTTCTTGTATTATCAATATAATTCAATCCCAATAAATCTAATAAATTGGTTCCAACTGTATCTATTACCCATATAGTCTTACTTTCAAATTTATCATTATGTTCTACAACATTATCGGTTATTTTTCTTAATGTCACATTTTTAATATTTTTTATACCTCTCAAAACAATCTTATTTAATAGGTGATCTTGGAAATTTTTCAATAGATAAATTTCATCCGACTGATCTAGTGGATTAATCTTTGAATATCCAGTACTTTTCTTTTTAGAATTTTTTATAATATTATTTAATCGTATTCTAAATATCAGTTCATCGCTATTATAATCTGAATATATACAATTGATTTCGTCATCATATGCATTTTTCAGTGCAAAATGAATATCATCCATAGATATATTTTTATCAAGTAACATTTCCTTATTTATTTCAATTCGAATTACCCATTTTGATTTCTCGTCGTCATCTTCTGTTTCTTCATTACATTCATTCATTACATTTTCAAATTCTTTGAATTTATTAATCAATAATTGATCATTCTGAATATTTGTATTGCTATCATCTGGATCAAAACAAATTTCAATTGTATCAACCAATTCGTGTAATTTTGTATGTTCAATTCTATACATCATATTTTGTACAAGTTCTTTATTTGTTTCTTCGTCTTTATTTAAATAAATTGTACAAGATGGATTTTTAGGATTTTCTGACAATGATAATATTTCTTCGATCCTAGGTAATCCCCTGGTAACATTTGACTTACTTGCTACACCAGCAAAATGAAATGTATTTAGTGTCATTTGTGTTGTTGGTTCACCAATACTCTGGGCACTTATCATACCAACCATTTCACCCGGTGAAATAATTGATTTTTTATAATACATTACAATACTTTCTATTAGAGTTTCTACAGCCTTTTTATTAAAGCGTTTAAATACCAATAGATTTTTAGGTGATAAATAATAATAATACATAGCTTTAAACAATAGGTTGGGTTTAACATAATGAATGGATTCTAATTTTGAGTATGCCACATCCAGCATTTTAAATACTTCTAATGGTGTTATATTTACTATTGAATTTTCGTTTATCATAAATTGACCCTTTATATTATTAATAATGTGATGAAATGCGATAGGTAATCGAACATTTTTATTTGATTTATTTGAAAATACTTTTTCAACTATTTCTTTTCTTATATCAATCATAAAATCAATTATTTCCTTACATTTTGTATTCGTTTGTGTTTTTTCTTTTTTCATTCGTGAAAATGTTTTTGAATCATATATTTTATCAAATAAATTTTCATCACTACTTTTGTTTGAATATAAAATATTAAAGTGATTATATATTTCTTCGATGCTCATGGCAACAATAGGAATGGTTTGACTTTCAACTTTTGTTGTATCAAAATTATCATTACCGTATTTGAATTGAATTATTTTATTTTTATTATTTCTTACTGTCATATCATATTTAACTATTAAATCTTCCAAACCTTTAATTAATCTCCTTTGAATATAACCTGTTTGGCTTGTTTTTACAGCTGTATCTATGATACCAATTCTACCACCAACCGCATGGAAGAATAATTCCTCTGGTGATAATCCATTAATATACGAACTTTCAACAAATCCTCTTGCACCAGGTGTATCATCGAATTTTGTGAAATGTGGGAGGGTTCTATCGTCAAATCCATATGGAATACGCTTCCCATCAACATTTTGTTGTCCTACACAAGATATCATTTGAGAAATATTCAAATCGGAACCTTTACTACCAGCATTTACCATAATAACAAATCTATTATTATCATTTAGACTTTTCTTTCCTGTTTTACCTGCATCTTTTAAGGCAACATTCAATATATTATTAACTTGTTTTTCAAATTCTTGCTTATTGGAAGTACCTGTTTTATTTTCAAATATACCAAGATGTGTTTGATCTATTAAATTCTTAACTTCTTTTTTCTTGGTTGTAATAATATTTGCAATTTTATTATTGGTTGATTTATTTGCAATTAAATCGCTTATACCAACACTATAAGCACTTGTTTTCATATATTCAGTTACAATATTTTGCAAATTATCAATAAAATTTGCCGATGCCATATACCCATAATCATTATAAATACGTTGTAATAAACCTTTTGAGCCAGCACCTAACACACCTTTTTCCATTTGACCACGTATATAATTTCCATTATTTATTTCTAAAATATTATTAGAATCTTTTTTGTCTTCATCATCGCCAAAGTGTTTTGTTTTATATTTTAAAGACAAAGGTGGCATTATTTGTGATAATATATCAAATGATGAAATTGTATCTTTTGCAAATAATTTTTTTATATCTATATTGTTATAATGCATTAATATATTCATTGCATCTCTTTTAGAGAATTGAATATTTTTTCTAGTGATTTGATAACAACCCAATAATGAATCTTGAAATATTCCTATTATAGATTTATTGTTTGCAGGACTTACAATTTGATATTGAATAGCTGCCAAATTCCTTAGTTCCGTTTCAGCACGTATATCTTGTGGCATATGCAAATTCATTTCATCACCATCAAAATCAGCATTATAAGGTTTTGTATCAGCAACATTCATTCTAAATGTATTGCCTACACGCATCACTTTTACAATATGACACATCATTGACATTCTATGCAATGTGGGTTGTCTATTAAATAATATGGCGTCACCATCCATCATATGTCTATGTACAATATCACCATCTTCTAACACTATAGATTCTCTATCAATATACCTTAATGAAATATTTTCTCCATTTGCTTTTTCTAAAATTTTTGCACCTGGGTATTTTTCAGGTCCATTTTCAACTAATTTAGTAAGGAATTTTCTATTCATTTTATTAACTGTAATTGGTTTTGTTATATTTTTCGCAATTTTAATAGGGACACCTAATTCTCTAATAGATATGTTTGGATCTGGTGTAATAACTGAACGTGCAGAGAAATCAACACGTTTTCCCATTAAATTTCCTCTAACACGTCCACCTTTTCCGTTTAATCTTTCCTTAATTGATTTCAATGGTCTACCAGATCGTTGTGCAACAGATGCTACACCTGGTATTTTATTATCAATTTTTGATGCTATAAAATATTGTAATACTGTTGTCCAATCATCAATAATATTTGATGGTGCATTTTGCATAATTTTCTCCATTAATGTTTTATTTGTTTTAATAATATTAACAATTATATGACTGATATCATCTTCACTTCTTTGTTGCGAATCATGTTTAATAGATGGTCTAACTGCCGGTGGTGGTATAGCCAATACTTGACAAACCATCCATTCAGGTCTCGACCATTTTGAACTGAATCCCATAAAATTAACATCGTCATCACTAATTCTTTTAAATAGTCGAATAACCATTTCAGGTGTTAATTTCATAATAACAGGTTCACTATCATTATCTAATTTCTTCCATTCGGCAAATAATGTTGCCAATCCTTCCCTTTTTATTTTTGATGGTTGTAGACAACCACACCCATTTTCCGAATCTTCACCACAGCGTTTTGTCTTGCTTGCAATACTGAATACTTTTTGCCATCTTTCTTTTCCGTTTAAATTTAATAAATAACTATATTTGGATGCACTGATTAATAATTTACTACATTTAATACATGTGCATCTAAGAATTTTAATAATGGTATTTAGATATTGTATATAAAATACTGGTCTAGCTAACTCTAAATGTCCAAAATAACCTGGAGTTTTTATATAATCCAATCCGTCTGTTGGACAAATTAATCCTGGTTCAAGAACACCCATTCTAGGATCAAATAACCCATTAATTACAGGTTTATTATTAACATATGTTTCACGACTTGTTATTTCAGCAACAGAACCATTTCGAATTTCTTCAGGAGATAATATACTAAACTGGATTCCGATAATTTTTGATGCTTTTTTATTCATTCCTTCTTATATTAAGATAACAATATTTAGATTGTTTTTTTTCAATTTATTAAAATAATATGATTAAATAATACATATTTTATTTAAGTAAGTGATACTATTATTGATATTCAAATAATTTTTTTAAATTATATAAAAAATTGAACCAGAAAAATATATAAATACTTATTTATACATAATATTAATATGGTTAAAAAATCAGATAATTCAAATAATAATAACAAAAACAAAAAGGGGAAAATGCCTAAATCTAGGAGTAAAAATAAAAGCAAAAACTATAAAAAAAATCAATCATCTGACGAAGAAGACTTTGTGGAATATGATGAAAATGAAAAAATAGATAAAAAGGAATTTAAAAAAATGCTTGGGCAATTATATCCATCTAAATATATGAAAGAAAAAATAGAAGACGATGAAGATAGTGGTGATAATAAAAAGAAGAAGAAAAGTTGTAAAAAGAAAAAGAGGAAAAAAAATGCAAAAACAGATGAAGATGAAGAAATTGATGAAAGAGAAAAGCGTCGGATTTCTAGACAACAAAAAAAGGAAAGTTTGGATGAAGAAAAAGAGGAAAAAAAATCTAAGAAAAAGAGGAAAAAAAAAAATAATAAAAATTTAAAAAGAGAAGAGGATGATGAAGATGAAGATAGTGAATGGGTTGACGAAGAGGGTGATGGTGAATGGGTTGATGAAGAGGAAGAAGATGAAGAGGATGAAGATGAAGATGAAGATGAAGAGGATGAAGCGTTGTATTATGAAGAGGATGAAATGTATGAGAATGAAGAAATGATGAAAAATGGTAAATTTAATATTATATTTACAATAGGTGGTCCGAATGGTGGATATGATGAAAATTACGATGATTATTATGACGAATATTTGGATGAAGATGAGGAAGATGAAGATGAAGATGAAGAGGATGAAGATGAAGAGGAAGAATTATATGAGGAAGATGATGGTGAAGAAAATGTGAAGAAAAAAAAGAAAAGGAAGAAAAAAAGCTTGACAAAAGAGGAAATAGAAAAAGAAGAATTGGATGGGAAAAAAACAGAGGAAACGTTTAAAAAATTGAGGGAAACATATGATGAAATGCTTAAAGAAGATAAAGATAATAAGGTTGCTCAAAAATTGAAAAAGGAATTGGAAAAAGAGGAAAAAAAATTTAAAAAGGAAAAAACGACTCGTGAAAATAAAGTACGGGTTAAAAATACAAAAAAATTTAAAAAATTATTGCATGATAAAAATATGAATGATAATGTATTCTTTAAAAATAAATTAACATTGTGTGAACAGGAAAAAATTATAAAGGAATTGGATGAAATGAAAAAACATTCTACTGTTGAAATACCATATAGGGTTCAATTACTTCAATGTGATATCCCCGTTAAATATAAATCATTGGCCATGCGAAAAATAAATAATTTGAGACATATGGATCCTGGAAGTGGTGAATATTATAAGATAAAAAACTGGGTTGATACATTTATGAGAATTCCGTTTGGAAAACGAAGCAGTCTTCCAGTTAATATTGAAAATGGTGTTGATAGTTGTCATGAATTTATGGAAAATGCAAAAAATGTCCTGGATGAATGTGTATATGGATTAGATAATGCCAAAATGCAAATTCTACAAATGGTTGGTCAGTGGATAGCAAATCCTGATGCAGTTGGCACAGCAATCGCAATCAAAGGCCCTATGGGTACAGGTAAGACAACATTGGTTAAAAATGGAATTAGTAAGATTTTAAATAGAGAGTTTGCTTTTATTGCGCTGGGTGGTGCAACAGATAGTAGTCATTTAGAGGGTCATTCATATACATATGAGGGTAGTACGTGGGGTAAGATTGTTGATATCTTAATTCAATGTAAGACAATGAATCCGGTAATATATTTTGATGAATTAGATAAAATCAGCAATACACCTAAAGGTGAGGAAATTGTTGGAATTTTAACACATCTAACGGATACAACACAAAATTCACAATTTCACGATAAATACTTTTCTGAAATTGATTTTGATTTAAGTAAGTGTTTATTTATATTTAGTTATAATCACGAAGAAAAGGTAAATCCGATTTTGAAAGATAGAATGTATAGAATTGAAACAAAGGGATATGATAAAAAGGAGAAAACAATTATAGCGAATAATTATATGCTTCCAAAAATATGCGAACAAGTAAATTTCAAAAAAGATGATATTATTATCCCAGAAGAAACCATTCATTATATTGTTAAGGAATTATCAGATAATGAGAAAGGAGTAAGAAATCTAAAGCGTTGTCTTGAAATAATATATACTAAATTGAATCTGTATAGATTAATGAAGCCTGAAACTAATTTGTTTAAAAAGGAAATGTCATTGAAAGTTGAATTTCCATATACGGTTACACCTGAAATTGTAAAGAAATTAATAATAAAAGAAGATAATAATAAAATACCATTTGGTATGTATCTTTAATAAATAAATCCATGTTGTAATTAGTATCTTTTTTTCAGTTAAATATATAATTAAATAGAAATTTATATATTTAATAATTTTATTTATACACATTGTAATTTATTATACACATTGTAATTTATTACCACCCCTAGTTTCTAACATTTTTTCTTCGTCACCATCTAAACACAGACATCCATTTGATGATGAATATGTGGATGGGCAACATTCTGGTTTAAACTTAGAATCGTCGAGCATAGTTAATTTGTCTGGGTTAGAGTTAACATTTTTCATAGATTCTATATTTGTCAATGTATTCGGTGATAATAAAATGTGTAAAGCTAATACAATAATAAGGACTGCGAGTAGACACAATTTAAGTGTAATTTTGATACCAAATAATTTCATATACATATTTTATAGATAAAAATTTTTAGCATGTATGGAATAAAATCCCCCATCTCTTTCTAAATATCTTTCTAACGCAGAGTCATAATCGTAAAATAATGTATTTTGAATTGTAAATTGTTTTTGATCGGTTAATAAATGATATATTTTATTACAATTTAATTCATTGTCATTTTGTACTTCATTTATATTAGTAACATCATTAATATTTTCATTATAAAAATTGAGATTTGGTCCACCTGATATAATATCACCATTTGGTAATTTATATTTAAAACAATTGGAAATATTAGTTGAATCAATTTCCACAATACCAATAACTTCTTCACCAAATCTTAATATATCATTAACATCAATATCACATATATTGACTGATCGACCATCTTCCAATTCTATTTTAGTATCATGTGAAAATCCACCATCCAAATAATAATGTATATCTTTATAAGTAAAACCTGTTCTTATTGTATTCATAAATTTATTACTATGTAATTTTTGTCTGATTTCATTTATATCCATATCATCTATTTCATCCCAATCCATAAATTCCATATTTTCAACTAATATTTTTTTATTTGTTGTATTAATGCAGTAAATAAAAGGTTCCCTATAATCTTCTATATATTCACTGTTTTTATAATCTGCTACATACATCCATTCATCTTCATTTTTAATTTTATGTAATCCTGATACGATTACACCATTTAATTTAAACATATTTTGATTACATGATGATAATTTCATTTTTGCTGTTACAAAAGATCCATCCGCTAATTTATCCCCAACATTTATTTGTTGAATGGTTTTATGATTTGATTTATCCCACATGCGAATTCTAGTATTTTTATCGAAACAACATGGTGTAAATATTTTATTTTCTGTATCTTTTGAATTATATGGTTTAATATCATTGTTGTATGTTTTATCCGTATTGTGTTTAATATCATTGTTGTATGTTTTATCCGTATTGTGTTTTTTATCCGTATTGTGTTTTTTATCCTTTTTCTCTCTATTTTTAAAAGAGTTAGGGTCTTCTAAAAACCCTATAATTACTTCAACGACAACACCGAGGGCTATTATAGACGTTATTAATATTGTTAATGTAATTATTGGTCCTAAAAATATTGCCGATAATCCCGGTATAAATGTTGCTGCATAAAATGCTGCCCATAAAAATGCAAGTGTTACTGATAATGCTATCTGTGCACCAACAATAATTTTAGTAATACCCTTTAATGTGGCAATTATTAATTTGATAACACCTATAAACGAGTATAATAATGTTGTTAATACTCCTATTATTTTTGCCGATGTATCTTTAATAGTAACACCAATCTTAACAATTGGTGTTGTTAAATTTAAAGCTTTTCCCATGATAGATCCTGTTATTTTAGATATATTATGTCTAATATTTGCCAGCAAAGCCTTTGAATTTTTCATATCACCTATCATTTCCTTAAATAATTTATTAATAGTATCCAACATATAATTAATAGGTTTAGTTGCATCATCTGATATGGTATTTAATATATCTTGAGTACATTTTTCGAAATTTTCACCAGTATTTTCAAATGAGGATTTTGTGGGGTCATTTTTGTTAATTAATCCAGCGAATGGTATTATATGTGGTTTGCATCTATTTTCTGTCCAATTTTGTTTAATTTCTTTAAATTTAGAATGTACCAAATTATATGAAATTAAAGACATGAATGCTATAATAGTTAATATTGTTATTAATAAATCAATACCAGAAACCGCTAAATAGCTAGGTTTACCTTTATTTTTTCTATATAGTGCTCTGATTTTATTATCAATTGTTTCATTCATTCCTATATTTTGTTTGGATAATAAATAATGTACAATTATTTAATAATATTTTTACTAGTTTTTTTAAAATTATTTATTATAATTTAAAAAAAAATTATTTTAATTTTTGTCCAGATAAGGTTGCGAATGCTTGTCCTGGTGGGCCATTGACTATACTTTCTAAAAAACGTATAAACCCTCTTGCGAAATATATTTGAGTTGTTACAACACCTATTACCTTACCAAATGTGTCTTTAAATGTAATCATTACTTTTTGAAATTGAATGATTATATTCATAAACACTCCAAAAATAGATTGTATAATATTTCCAATAAAGCCTCTAACGTTGGTTAACATATATCTTATTTTATTTATTGCTTCCATTAAAACTGAACCACTGTCGGTTATAACCGACATATTATAATGAACTGGTTTTAATACGTGTCCCATGTAATTTTTTTGCATATTTTGTATGCAATAGGTGAAATTTTTATTAACATCATGGCCAAAATATCCGGCTAAAGGCATCACTATTGGATTGCATCTATATAATGGCCAATTGTTTTTAACATGATTCATTCCACCTGATAATAAATTGAGGACATTAATAATTATAAAAATAAGTATTATAACTATTGTTAAAAATATATCATTAAATTGCATGTGTTAATTAATATATAATATTAAAATAAAATAATTAACATTAATTATTATTTAATAGAGCAGTTTGTTTTTTTTGTTGATAAAGTCTTTTTTGTCTAGCACAATCGTTATCATCTTTAGCCTTTAATTTATGTCCATCGGCTGCAATACAACCTGTGTCAATAAATGGTATGGTTTTAATATTACTAGTATCATCACCATCACAACCGTATTTTCCCAAACAACTATCGTATTTTTTATTTACTTTTGCAGAAAGATTATTCTTATTTAATTCCAACATCATTTTAGACGATGCTTTATCCTCCGTGTTTTGATGAACGGTTCTTTTATTGCTTTCCTTGTTTTGTAATTTATTAGCAATACCTTCAAATAAATCAAATGATGAAGACATAACATATAATAATACAAATAAAGCAAAAACTATAATGTTTCTTTTTGTTAATAATTTCCCAAATGATTTCATTAATTTATTAAATAGTTTAGATAAAGTTTTTAGTTTAAACATATATATTATATAAAGTTTTTAGTTTAAAATAATAGAAAAAAATATGATTAAATTAAAATGAATGACGAAGAAAAGTTATTACTAAAGCGTATGATAGATGCTAATCAAACAGTTGATAATACTGAAAAAATACGAACATTAAAACATAGTGAAATTATTAGAACATGTGTCCAAAATATATTATTACTTAAAAAGAAATATTCCAGATTGGAAAAAAGTAATTTTAAACAATTTAAAATGATGTGTGTTAAAAAGGCAAAATTCTTACATGATAATTATAATGATTTGTATACTAAAGTATTGAATAATGAAATGAATATGGATACACTTGATCAGTTCCTTGATATTTTAAGTAAAATTGAAAATGGTGAATTAACACAACATGAAGGTTCATATAAAGTTGGTCAAATTTTAAAAAAACTATATGTTGATAGTGCATTAATGAAAGAAAACAACGAAAGATCCAAAAAAAAAGGTAAACATAAAAAAACTGTGCCTAGTACCATGCCGAAAAATATTTCTTGGAATGATTATAAAAATATCATATAAAATATCATATAAAATATCATATAAAATATCATATAAAATATCATATAAAATATCATATAAAATATCATATAAAATATCATATAAAATATCATATAAAAAATAGTAATAAAGAATTATTTGATATTTAATATAGTAATAATTAATGTCAAAAGTTATAATAGTTGAGTCTCCTGCTAAATGTAAAAAAATAGAAGGATATTTGGGTGGAGAATATATTTGCATTGCAACATTTGGTCATTTAAGAGAATTAAACAATTTAAAAAACATTGATATTCATAATAATTTTAAACCAACTTTTAATATTATTGAAAGAAAAAAACAACAAATAAATAAAATTAAAAAAGCAATAAAAAACAAGGAAGTATATTTAGCAACTGACGATGACCGGGAAGGTGAGGCGATTGCGTGGCATTTATGTGATATTTTTGATTTAAATATACAAACAACAAAAAGAATTATTTTTCACGAAATAACGAAAGGTGCAATTCAAAATGCTGTCAAAAATCCAAAAAGGTTGAATATGGATCTAGTATGCGCGCAACAATCTAGACAAATTTTGGATTTATTGGTTGGTTTTATGATATCACCTGTATTATGGAAACATATTACACGAAAATCAGTAAGGGGTTTGTCAGCTGGTAGATGCCAGACACCAGCATTAAAAATAGTATATGATAATCATAAGGAAATCGAACAAACAAAAACTGAATTAGTATATAAGGTGAATGGTATATTTACAAAATTAAATATAGAATATGAATTAAATAAAACGTATATAACTGAAGAGGATGTTAAAAACTTTTTGGATAAATCGATTGGATTTAAACATACATATAGTTATACAAAAATAAAGGATGGTAGTACAAAACAACCAACTCCATTTACAACAAGTTTAATTCAACAAAAAGCAAATAATGAAATGCGTATGTCGCCAAAAGAAACAATGTCAATATGTCAAAAATTATATGAAAATGGGTTAATAACGTATATGAGAACCGATAGTAAGTTTTATAGTAATGAATTTATAACTGAAGCGAAAAAGTATGTATTAGAACAATGGAGTGATGCATATGTAAGAGATGATATTCAAAAAATTACATTAACTTCTAAAACAAAACAAAAATCGCAAGATGAAAATGCTCAAGAAGCCCATGAATCTATTCGCCCGACAGATATAAATATAAATAACTTACACATGGCTAAATTTCAACATTTTAGTAATAGAGAAAAAAAATTATATAGGTTAATATGGACAAATACACTTGAAAGTTGTATGTCACCATCAAAATACCAATATTTCAAATCAATTGTTAAAACGGTAGATGATAGTAAGTATGAATATATGTGTCGCAATGTATTATTTAAAGGTTGGTTGATAGTTCAAGGCTGTGATGATAATAGTAATGAATTTAATTATTTAAGAAATATAAAATTAAATAGTGAAATCAAATATAAAATCGTGAATACAAAATTATCTATTAAAAACATGAAAATGCATTATACTGAAGCAAAGTTGGTACAATTATTGGAAAAAAAAGGGATAGGTCGTCCATCAACATTTTCATCATTAATTGAAAAAATACAGTATAGAGAGTATGTCAAAAGACAAGATATAAAAGGTAAGAACATAAAATGCAATAAATATACATTAGAAGATGATATAATTAAAACAGAATATGTTGAAAAAGAAATGGGGAATGAGACAAATAAATTGGTTATACAGCCATTGGGTATAATGGTTGTAGAATTTTTAATAAAATATTATGATTCAATATTTAATTATAGTTATACCAAAAAAATGGAAAATAAATTGGATCTAATCGCTAATGGAAAGGACATATGGTATAAACTATGCGGGCAATGTTTTAATGAAATAAATAAATTGAATGTTGAAATAAAGGGGAACAATCGTGAGACTATTAAAATTGATGACAAGCATTATTATATGATTGGACAATATGGTCCAGTGATAAAGCGAATAGAATCTGAAAATGATGTTTCTTTTATACCAGTGCGACCCGATATAGATATAAATAAATTAAGGTCAGGGGAATATAAATTAGAAGAAATTGTTAAACAGAAAATAAAGGATGTTAAGCTTGGGGAATATCAAAATTCCACTATGTTTATAAAAAATGGGAAATATGGTTTGTATGTTGAATGGGGTGATAATCGTATATCATTAAAAGACTTTGAAGGTGAAAAAACACATGATAATGTTGTGAAATATATACAAAAAGCAAATAAAAAAAATAAAAATATATTGAGGGAGGTAACTAAAAATATTAGTATAAGAAAAAGTAAATATGGTTTGTATGTTTTTTATAAAACACCTAAAATGAAAAAACCTAAATTTTATAATTTAGATAAATTTAATGATAATTGTTTGAAGTGTGATATTTTTGTCTTGAAAGATTGGTTGCATAATACGTATAGTATTTAATTAATAATAATATTTCTATTATTATTAATATAATTAATATTTTTTTATATGGTTATTTAAGGTTTCAAATTCCATAACAAATTCAAATTCACTATTATTAAAATTTATTAATAGTCCATTATGTGTTCTAAATTTAAATTCTAATTTTTTTATTCTTTCTATTGGATTGGAAAATACATTTTTATTGATTAAGTAATCATTTTTAGAAAATGTATTAATAGTGTTTGATGAAGACAGTGTAATTGGTACATTTTCAAAGAATGCATTAACTTTTCCACTATAATCATTGTTATATGTTGATGTGGTTGAATCAGAATATGGCATTAATTCATCACATGTGTTGTAACGATTTATTTCAATATACATATTGTTTAATGGATTTAATTTTATTGGAAATGGTGAATCTATATAATGACATAAATATTTAACATCAGAATAATCAGGGTCACCACTACCATCATCTGGTTTTTCGTGTACATATGGAGACAACCAATTTTTTTCCCCATCATCACTATAATAATTTAAATAAAGTGTTTGTTTGGAACTACTTGAATTATATTTATTTTTTTCAAATCCTAAATAATATGGTAATCCCCAATTACTATAATCATTAAAAACAATCTTATTGTTACAATTATTACTATAATTTATTTGATTTTCGAATGAAAATACGAATGCGTCTCTTGTATTTCCAAACCATATTTTTTTTTTAACATCATCATTGAAACATTTAAAAAAATCATATGTTTTATACATTTCTGGAATATCGGTGTATTTTTTTAAAAAATCAGTAACTGCATTATTCATTAGGTTTTCAATTACAGTAGCAAGTTCACTACAACAATAAAGTCCATCTGGTATAGTTATTTCAAAATGTTTGTTTTGATTTAATGCTAATATTTCATAATACTTCATTTCATGAATATCATTTTGTGGAATTAATGTAGATGGTTTTAATCTAAATTGAAATTTTGTGTTTTGATATTGATGACAGAAATTATAAAAGTAGGCTGGTAGAGTTAATTTTGAAATTCTCATTGATACAATATTTTTAATATATTGTGGAAGTACAACTTCAAAATGATTTTGTGTTTTCCATTTGTTTATATCCCTGTCGTTTGTGCTTATTGCTACACATTTAGTTAAAAAGTCATTTAGTTTATTCATATTAAACTTATATATATAATATAATTTTATATAATAATATTATATAAACATGGATATTGAAAAATCTAAAAACATAATGAAATTTAATGAAACTACAAATAAAAAATACTTAACATATATATTTTTTGGATTGTCATTTGTTGGTATAGTAATAAGTTTATTTTTTGGAAATAATACACCAAATAAAAAGGATGATACTAATGGAAAAGCAAATGCAATAATATATGGTTATTCAATGATAATGTTTTCAATAATTGGATTGTTATTGGTTCAATTTGCAATATTTAATAATAGTGAATCTGGTACGATTGATTTTCTTAAAAATATATTGAGAAAAAGCTTGCCAACTATATTATTAATAGTTATATTATATTGGATTGTTAATTTAAATATTGTTTTTCATAAAAAAATAAATAGTAATGTTGTACCAGAAGAGTATAGATTATTTTATACTAGTTCTGTAATATTAACTTTGTTTCAATTAGGTTTTATTGTTAAATCTATGTTAGACCAAATAGGTGTTAAAATGTCTGGTATTGATTTAATAGATAAATTTGGAAATACTTTTAGTATTATATTAATAATATTAAATTCTATATTTGTAGGTATGATGCAAATTCTTTTAAAATATTATGCAACCGATGGTTAATTATAAATGACCTGCGGTTAATTATAATTTATCAACAACTAAAAATTTATATGTTATACCATATGAAGTGTTTGTTTCCCAAATACCAGAAATTTTAAGATATAATTTGGAAATATTTTTATCGTCAACTACATTATAAATTTTAAGAAATTCATTTGTTAATTGATTTTGTAAAGAATAAACACTTTGTTTATTTATATTTGCTATATTGAGCAGATAACATTCTAAATGTTTAATATAATTTATTATATCTGTATTTTCACAATATTTAAAGTGCCCAATATATTTGTTTCCATTATACATAACTTTCAAATTTTTAAATTGAACCATAATAGATATTGAGTTCATAATAAAATTCGACTTTGAATAGAAAATTCTCATAAAACTGCTATCATTATAAACTGTATTTTTAATTTTATCTTTAAAAAATATATAATTAAAATCAAATTGTGATTTGTCTAATATAATATTCATTTATAAATATTGTAATATATATTTAAATCAATTACATTTTTAACTATTTTGTTCTTGTCGTATATAACATAATATTATCATTTGCATAATAGTAAGGTCACCAACATTATCTTCTTTTAAAATATCAATAACATTTTTGCATTCTTCTATATCGCATAACAATTTATCATACCTTTTTCTTATGTATTTTTGCCAAATTAAAGAGAGATTCGGTGCATTTCCCTTCAATATTTCTAATTCGTTCATTAATTCATTTATTTCGTTGTCCATAATTAATTTATATCATATTATATCATACTCTATTTATTTAATATTTATATAATAAAATAAAGATTACTATTTAAACTATATAATATGGATAACGAGGTAACAAAATTTTCTGATTATTTACATGAATATAATAAAAAAAACTTACATAATAAAATGACAAAAATTACAACATATTTTCCTGAAAATTTACAAGATATGAATAATATTATTTTATATGGTATTAGTGGTATTGGAAAATATACTCAATCATTAAATATTATAAAAAAATATAGTGAATCAAAATTGAAATACGAGAAAAAAATTACTGTTTTATATAATAAAAATGAATATTTTATAAAGATAAGTGATATACATTATGAAGTTGATTTCACATTATTGGGATGTAATTCTAAAATATTATGGAATAACATATATAAAAATATATGTGATATAATAAAAACAAGAAAACATAAGGGGGGTATAATATTATGTAAAAATTTTCATAGTATAGATAATGAATTATTGGAAATATTTTATAGTTTTATACAAAAAAATCCGTTCAATAATTTGACTATTAAATTTATATTTTTATGTGAACATATAACTTTCTTACCAAATAATATAGTAGAATCAAGTTTAACTATGTATTATTCAAAACCAAGTAATCATAAATATAAATCAACATTGAATATTAAATTAATATCAAATTATGATACAATGAAAAATATTAAAAATATTAAAAATGACATTGACTTTTTCGATAATATATATACAAAAAATTGCGAAAAAATAATTGAATATATTATAAATTATGAACAGATTGATTTGTTACAATTGAGAGATTATTTATATAACATATTTATATATCAATTGGATCTAAATCAAAGTATATCATTTATCATTTCAAAATTGGTTGAAAAAAAATTGATACATGAAAAAAATGTTTTTGTTGTTTTTAAGAATACTTATAATTTTTATAAATATTATAACAATAATTATAGACCAATTTATCATTTAGAGAATTTTATCATTAATTTAATAAGAATTATATATGAATTTTGATAAGGCAATAGATATATTACAATTAAATCAAAAATATAGTAGTAGTGAATTAAAAAGGCAATATTATTCAAGGGCATTATTTTATCATCCAGATAAAAATAAATCAAATGATGCCACCGAGCGATTTCAGGAAATTAATGATGCATATACATTTTTAACTGATTATAAATCGGATAAAAATACCACATATGATTCATTATTTAACACTTTTATTAATTCTCTCTTTAATAATAGATTAATTCATTCTATAAACAAAGAAGAACTTAAAAATATACTTAGGATGTGTAATACTTTATCAATAAAAATAATTAAAAAAATGAGTATTGAAAACATAGTTTATTTATACAATATTATAAAAACATATAATTCTGTTTTTCAATTAGATGATTCATTTATAAAAGAAATAAATAATATTATAAGAGAGAAAAATGAAGATGCAATATATTATATATTAGAACCAACTTTAGAAAATATGTATAACAATGAAATTTTTGTTATAAATCATAATGACGAAAAATTATCTGTTCCATTATGGCATAGTGATTTAATTTTTGAACTTGGTGGAGAAGATATTTATGTAAAATGTATACCCGATTTGCCGGAAAATATTAATATTGATAAAAATAATAATATCCATATTAGTTTGGAGAAAAAATGTTTGACTTTATTCAATGAAGAAAAAATAGATTATGCTATTGGTTCTAAAATAATAACAATTCCTATGGAAAAATTATATATTAAAAAATATCAGCGTTATATATTAAAAAATCAAGGTCTGTCAATTATTCAACCAACAAAATTATTAGACACTACCCATAAAGCCGATATTATATTTTATATAAAATTAATATAAATTTTTATTAATACTAAGATATATGAATCTTGATAAAATAAATGAAATAGAATATTATAATACATTACAACCCGATGACAATGACGATATATATATTAAAATATATCCATTTAATAATGGGAAAAGTTATAATATAAAATGTATTAAAAATTGCAAGGAAAATTACAATTATAATATTAATTTATATATTTTATGTATTCTGTTATTATCATTAATTGGATTTTTAACATATATAATGATACATAAGAAAACTGTAAAATAAATATTATAAATATTATAAATAATATTTTTATAATATATATGAAATTAACATTAAAAAATAATACAAGAAAAAGGAAGCAAATTGCTTCTCGTTTAAAAAAAAGTATTCGTAATTTGGAAAAATATATTAAAAAAACATTAAAGGGTGGTAAGTATAAAAAGCGAACAAATAAACGTAATAAAACATATAAAAAGCGAACAAATAAACGTGGTGGAAAGTGTGGTTGTGGGAAAAAATATAATTAATATATTTATAATTAATAATAATACACATATTATTATTAATAAATTTATGAAATAGACTTAAATTAGAATTTTGCAATTCCGATTTAGATCCGGACAGTGTGAATTGAACACACGACCAATTGATCTACAGTCAATCGCTCTACCAACTGAGCTATATCCGGCAACAGACCACTATATATTAAAATTTCTTGATTATGAGTAATATTGCTGTAAGTGATCTTATGTGTTTATGGTCACCACCGTAGCTACTATCAGTTTCGATCTGATGTCCTCCGCGTTATGAGCGCGGCACGCTTCCCCTGCGCCAAGTAGCTATTGCGTTTAAGGTCGTCACCTTGTGCCAAAATAGGTTCATCTCCTATTATAAACACAATGCGTTTAAAGGTCGCCACCTACGCTCAAAACAGGGATTGAACCTGTGACCTCGCGATTAACAGTCGCACGCTCTAACCAACTGAGCTATTCGAGCTAGATTATATGATAATAATTATTGATTAATATTAAAATATAACAGATGTCAATTGTGGGGTTTGAACCCACGAGTACGAATACACTCGATCTTAAGTCGAGCCCCTTAGACCACTCGGGCAAATTGACAAATGAATATAGAAAAAAATCTATATTATTAATTTTAATTTAATATATTATTAATGTAATTATTTTTAAGTAATTATTTTTAAGTAATTATTTTTAAGTAATTATTTTTTTCACGTATTATTTATTCTGATGATGTACTCTTCTTCTTCTTAACAACCTTTTTCTTCTTCTTAACAACCTTTTTCTTTGGTGTGGTGAATTTAGGCGCTACTTCTTCTTGTACTTCTTCTTGTACAGTTTTCCCATCATCTTCTTCTCCATCATCTTCTTCATCAGATGATACTACGGTTGATACCATTACATCATCTTCTTCTTCATCATCTTCTTCTTCATTCTTACTATTTAGTTGTTCTCTTTCATTAGACGTCAATTTGATATGACACTTGCCTCTAAGAGTCGCCTTTGGTTTAACAACTGCTTGAAACAATTTCCAAGTTACACCAAATTTCCCATTGGCAAACCAAACACCACCACAGATTAGTACTGCTGCTAGATGTGTTCCTTTAGTAATCAAATCTACTGGTGTAAGTTCTTCTGAATTTGGAAACAATTGTTCTTCATTCATATCATACAATTCACTTTTCCATTCCCCTTCCCAATAAGGCAACTTAACTCTAAGAGTTGGTGCTCTAGTTGTATCTGGTTCACCAGTATCTTGATTTTTAGGATATCTAAGCATTGGAGTCCATAGCGCATCTACTACATCAGAACTCATCTTACTCTTATTCAACCACTCTTTCTTGTATTTAACTGCATCTGATTTCAACTTTTCTTCAAATGCAACTAGATTTGCCAAGAAATTTCTAGTATCATCATTTGCATAATCATCTCTAGGAAATTGCAATGACATATCATAAGTCCTTCTTCCATTCTTTTCATCTACATACTCATTAACACCCCATGTCAGCATCAATGGTGTTGCGATATATGTTGCCTTTTTCGTCTTGGCATTTAGAATCCCAACATTCTTTCCTCCTACTGAATTTAACTTTGGTTTGGTGTATAAAATATCTTTGTTTGCGTTGAATTTTGTTCCTGTAATAATTGATTGCATGATTAATTAATATAATATAATATATGGGCTCTTTTTAAATCAATTTTTTATTTAATTAAAAAAATACCCCCATTTTTTAAGATACACATTTATATAGGTGATATACTTATAGAATACAAACAAAATTATATATATTATAAAAAATATTTTAAGAATAATATTTATAAATATATAATGAATACAAAAATTTTTAAATTAAAAAAAGCAATATTTAGTCCCAATGTGTATATGAAATCAATATATGATCCCGTAATTAAAACAAAAAAATTAAAAAAAATGAAACAATCAGATTTTGAAATTTTGAAATTTTCTGAGTATCACAAATTGACATATTATAATTATAATGTGAACCAGTTAAAAACAATTGCTAGGTATTATAAAATTAAATTATCTGGTAATAAACCCGAATTATTAAATAGGATATATAATCATTTAAAATTGTCTAATAATGCGGTATTAATTCAAAGTATATATAGAAAGCGTATTGTGCAAAATATATTTAAATTAAATAATTTGTTGACATATAAAATCAAAAATTGCACAAATGAGACCGATTTTTTTTCATTACAAAATATATCGAATATTCCGTGTTATCAATTAATATTATATCGGGATGATTCTGAATTCATTTATGGATTTGATATTTTATCTCTCTTTAATTTATTTGAAAGATATAATGAAAATAGTAAGAATCCATATAATAGAAGTGATTTCTCAGATTATAGTTCCTTGAAATTTAAAATGAAAAAAATAATTAGATTATGTAAGTGTATCAATGTAGACGTAAATATTAAAATAAACACAGAACCCGAAGAAGAAATTGAAACATATGCTAGCAAAATGTTGACTATTTGTCAAGAAATAGATTTATTAGGAAATTATACAGACATTAATTGGTTTATTAATTTATCTAATAATAAAATTGTAACATTTATTCGAGAATTATATGATATATGGAATTATAGAGCAAATTTATCAAATGAAACACGGCGTTTAATATGTCCCCCGAATGGACGACCATTTTCTAATATTAATATAAATACATTAAATGGAATAAGTGAAAATAGTTTAAAACGAAAATTAATAAGAATTATTAAAAAATTCATATATTCATCAAATAATATAGAACAAAGAAAACTGGGCGCTGTATATATTTTATCAGCACTTACTCTTGTTAACGTTAATGCTGCAGTTGCTATGCCATGGTTGTATGAATCGGTTGCACATAGTTAAAATTACATTGGACATTATTTATTTATTATTAATTAAAAAATATATTATTATAAAAGACTTAAAAAAAACATGATATACTAATTTATAAAATGGTAAAGAAAGTAAAAGCAAAGAGAGCAAAGAAATCAGTTAAAACGGTAGCAAGTACCCCAGAACCCGAACAGGTTGTAGCAAGTACCCAAGTAGCAAGTACTCCAGTAGCAAGTGCAGTGGCTACTGTTACTGCTACTAAAAGTAGTAGTAATTCCTATGTAGATTCTGAATTGCATGAATCGTATGTAGAATTTTTGGCAAAGCTTCAACAATTTTCTGCTCTACTATCTTCATTGAAGACAGATTTCAGATCACTTGAAAAGAAGACGACTCGTGAAATGAAGAGTTTGCATAAGGCAGCTGCAAAGCGTAAGCGTAACAAGGGTGAGCGTAAGCCAAGTGGGTTCACTAAGCCAACCCTTATTAGTGATGAACTGGCTGCATTCCTTAAGGTTCCAAAGGGAACTGAAATGGCAAGGACTGCTGTTACCAAGGAAATTAACAAGTATGTTTGTCTGCACAATTTGAAGGATAAGGATAATGGACGTAAGATTAACCCAGATAAGAACCTTGCTAAATTGTTGAATTTGAAGAAGGGAGATGAACTTACTTATTTCAATCTTCAAAAGTATATGAAGGGTCATTTTGCAAAGGCATCTTCAAGTGTTGTTGCTAGTCAATAATTGACTTAATGTTCTATAACATTTATTATTAAAATAATAATATAATAAACTATATTATATTATTAATCACGCTTTTTAAGAGCCATTTTTAACTCGTATATTTCATGTTTTAACTCGTCTATTTCTATATGATAATATTCTTCATCTTTATCTTCTATTTTTTTTATATCATAATACCAATTATATATAGAACTACCTGTAAAAAAAATACCATATACGGTTTTTTCTAATGCATACACTGAAGTTTTAATAATTATTGTATCAATTACACTAGCAGCTATGGTAAATATCATATATGTATTAAATAAATATAAAATTATGTGGCAATAAAGTATTTTTTAATAAATTTATCTGTATTAATGATTTATCATTTATTTTGTATGAAATATCATTGGTATTAAATAATTTATATATATTATCCAAATCAATATCACAATGATTTTGTTTAAACCATTTATAATATGAACAATTTTCTGTATTATTTTTTTTATATTCGTTCATATAAATATCATACAATGTATTTATCTGATATTGACTCTCATTATAATCGGTACCAGATATTATACATATATCTTGAAAAGAGTTAAAATCTAATTCTAAATTATTCAAAATTGTGGTTAATTTATATTCTACAAATGTTTCCTTATATAAATTAAAATAACGCAATACAATTGGACACCCATATACAAATAAATCAGTATCCTCACTTAAACACGCGCACGCATTTCCATCCTTCACTATTTTCGCACATAATATATCTGCTTCACCATCAGCATTTAAATATTGAACACCAAATACATCGAACATATTTTTAATAGTTTCAATATGTTTTTTCTTTATTTTAATTGAATTTTTTCTTTTATTATTCATTAGCTTCTTTATTTTTTCAATTTTTATATCATTATTAGTGTTAGTTGTTTCTATCAGTTTTTCATATTCAATACAAAGTTTTTCATATTCTTGTTTGTTTTTCATTTTCCTTCGTTTTCTCTCTTCTATTAGTACCTTTTTTTCAGTCGGAATACCACCATCAAATACAAATATTGGCGTTATTTTATATTTCATAAACTTTCTTATCATTATAAATAAATTCTCTATGTAATTTTTTGACATCAAGAATTGATATATGTATATACTTGCATCGATAACAATAATCTCACCCCTATAATCTGCGAATGTTTTTTTAATAAGCGTATTCCGTGTATTTTTTTTAATATAGTAATTAAGGCCTCTGATACCCATTTAATAATAAATTATAAATTTAAATATAATATATATCAATTTTATATTTAAAAGTGTTCTATTGATATCATTCTCATTGTACTTAGTAATATATTCGGTGTTTTTTTATCTACTGAGTTTAAATTTTCTAATAATTTAACTGTTTTCATAAACCCCTTAATTTTATGTAATGATGATAACAATGTTATAAACTGTTCCACATTTTTTTCAGTTGATTTAAATTTAACAAATGAAGTATTATTGTCATCGCACCATTTTAAAAATGATGGCATATTATTTAAAAAAATACACGGAATCACATAATAACAAAATACATGTGTATCTTCTTTATATAAATAGGAACGCAAATTCGCACTAACTGTATTTTTATAATACAAATTTTCATATTTAAGACCCATATAATTCAATAATTTAACAACTTGATATGTTGAAAAAATACGTTCCAATTGTAAATGAAAATTTGAATATTGTAAAAAATCTTGTTTATTATTTTTATCATCCAACATAAAAAAACTTACGAAACAACTATTAAAAATTCTTGCCCAAATTTCAACATACCCTTCTTCAATATTGAATTTTGAATCAATAGGAAAAGTTTCTCTCATCTTTTTATTTTTAAAAGGGTACTTTTTAGAAACAAAATCTAAATTAAAATGATGAAATGTTTCATGTATAAAAACTTTAAACCACTCTTCTTTTCTATAAACTACTATTTTGTGATTATTATTATCAATACTCGTATATCCACTATTAACATGACTATTATTTAATGTTTCAAAGTATCCAACCGGCATATTCTTTTTTTCATCCGTAAAATAAATATTTATATTTATTTTTTTATCAAAATTTTTAATTTTATATGTACCAATAATATTCATCCATATATAAATAAAATAAGCACATTTATCATATTTTTCAATTAATTCCTTTGATACTAATTCATCAAAAATAATCAATTGTATAAATATTGGTTTGGTTTTAATATTACATTTATATCTTAAAATATAAGTACTATCATTTTTAATAGTATCAATAATATGGTTTGAAATATAAGGATTTTTATCGTTAATAGTATTATCATTTATTTGTGATATACAATTAATTTTAATTATATCCTTTGTATAACAATCATCCATTTTTTTTTTAAATAATGTAAGATCGCCTTCTCTTATATCGTAATAGATTCTTGTCAATAATGAATTTATTGCCTTTTCATCTTTTTTGTTTGTATTGTCCTTCATATTTTTCATAATATCTTTATTTGTTAAAAAATATCTAATTATCTTTTCACAATCTTCTATGTAGAACATATATATATATATATTTTATATATATGTTTTAAGCAATTATTGCATATAAAAATTTATATTACTTTATTAATAATATTACTTTATTAATAATATTACTTTATTAATAATATTACTTTATTAATAATATTACTTTATTAATAATATACTATATATTTATTTTTTCAAATTTCATATTTTTTTCAACATATCTCTTACTTTCATTAAATTATAAAATACAACTGGGGGACTACCTCTTGAAAAATGCACTAACTTTGCATTTTTCGTTGCCATAAGCATATTTTTCAAATCCTTATTTTGACTAAATTTAGCTTTCATAGCATCAAACATAACGGTTTTATGATCACCATTAAAAAAATGTGGGTCAATTTCAATATTTTTTGCTCGCACACGTTCCTTTCTATAAATACCGGTCTTTCCTCCCGCTGCTTTCGCCATTACTGGGTCTTTTGATAATTCACTTTCTGATTCAACTGCAAATTCATTATAAAATCTAACATTATTAACTTTAAATTTTGAACCTTGATAATAATGTTCAACTGACATCCAGTTCAATCCATTTAGTTCAAATTGCTCGATCCAAAAATTAGACAATTTTTTTCTCCATTTTGGTATTCTCGCCAATTCACTATATTCTTTATATTTTTCCAAAGGCATTTTTTCACCAGACCCTTTCCCTGGCAATGGTTTATCGGATGATTTTGAATAAAATTGTAACACAATACTATCATCAAATAAATCGTCATTAATATCCAATAAATTTTCTCCTTTGGATATCATTTCACTACCCTTATTTGCATGTTTTTTAAATTCTGGAATAAAAGAATATATACCTGAGTTTTTTTCAAGACATTTTTCACTAATATATTTCACTAATTTTTTTTCTAATTCTTCAAATTTTAATGCACCAGTGCTTTTATACGTTATTAATTTATAATGTAATCCCGTATAAGATAATATGATATAATAATCGGGATTAAATACCCTTTTTTTCTCTATTTCCTTATCAACCATATCCCCACATTGCACAACATTTACCGTACTATTATCCTCATATAATTCTTCTGATAATAATATAAATTTAACATTTAGTTCTTTTTCCAATAACGAAATCGCCCATGAATTTCCCCAAAATGTTCTTGTTAATAATATTTTTTTAAAATCTTCTAATGTTTTTATTTTTTTCATAAATACAAAATCATTCATTAATTCTTTGTGCAATAAATAATCATTTTTCAATTGAAAATGTTTGTCTGATAATTTTTTACCCATTTCAATAACTTTGTTTTTTTGAACCCTATCAACATTACTATTAAGTATAGATTGTAAGTTTTTATTTTCATCTTTTAGTTGTGAAATATGATCCCTTGTTAATTTCAAATTATCATCTATAAATTTATAATTTTCCATATATGCATCAAAATCATTTTTAGTTGCCATATCAGAAAGAATTTTTCTCATTTCATATACTTCCATTTTTTTTCCTATAGTTTTCAGACCATCTCTAATACTTGAAAATAAACAATCGCCATTTCCTTCATTATCTACCATACCATATTCACTTGATTTCATATATTTATTTATCCAATTGTCTTTTTCAACTACATTATAAAATTGTCCTGAATCTACATCCATATCACTATCACTTTCATCGGTATTATCCTTATTATCCACATCATTATCCTTATTATCCACATCATTATCCTTATTATCCACATCATTATCCTTATTATCAATTACACCTTCACCTTTAATATTTTCCATATCAAAAAAACTATATAATAATGGTTCTCCCATATTGGTTATATCAGTATCACCATCTGAATCTAACAAATTTTCAATTTGATTTGATTCAATTTCATATAATCCAATTTGATGATCTACCTTATCATTTTTAATATAATAAATCGGAAAAAATATAATATCTTCTTCGATATATTTATATTTTGCTTGTCCGACTGCTATTATAATACTTTTATTATTTTCTAATTCATATTCAAACAATGGTGCATCATAAGATTTATCTTCATTGTATAAATTACGATTTTCAATATAATTAATATCATCTTTTAAAATTGATTTAACCATTTATATAGTATTAATAGAATTATTTATTTTAAATATCAACTAAAATATATTGTTTAAAAAAATCATCACTTTTTAATTCACTAACATAAAACCACAACATTTTTCTACGTTTAATTATTTCAATATTACATATTTCACCTTCATATAATAAAATATTTTCAATTATTTCATCCTTTTTTAATTTTCTTTTATTTAAACCATAATAATCCATTATTTTCCCCAACATTTTAACTGTATAATTATCATGATAATTTAAATGGTGTGCAAAATAATTATTTTCTGTTACTAAATCATCTAGATTTTCCATATTATCTAGATTATTCATAATACCCATAGAATCATAATTCATACCATCATCACTTTCATTTGATTTAATATCTCTGTATTCATTATTTAAACTATTAACTAAATCACTAGTAAATTCTTCCATATTTTTAGTATTTTCATTATTTTTTTCTTTTATTTTATAATACACATTATTACACGTCATTGTATATATAAAAAAATAATGTTTAATACAATTACTTAGATATATTTTATTATTACATTATTAATCATAACTAATGTTTTTTCAAAAAACTAGTTTATTTAAACACTTTTATATTATAAATAATAAATTAATAGGCTCGATATCATTTTCAAATTTAATGAATGAATATATTGTTATACCAAATATACAGAGGATTCGCGATAATAATAAAGTTGATTCAATTGTTGAATATCAATCCAATTATTTCAAAAAAAAACAATGTTTTAATTTTCAAGGATTAATTAATATTCATTGTTGTTCTGAAACCAATAATAATTATTTAGTTGATGGGCAACATCGGTATTTTTCTGTTAAAAAATTAATGGAAATATATGGAGAAGAACATTACATTGACATTGAATGTATATGTGTTAGTTCTATTAACGAACTTAAAGTAAATTATATGTTAATAAATAAAAATACACAATTACCGGAATTTAAAAATTATGATAACAAAGATGTTGTTGATCAAATATCATTATATTTTTTTCAAAATTATCCAAAAATATGGGCACAATGTAAAAGACCTAAAAGGCCTTATATAAATAAAAATCATTTTCAAGAAGGAATTGAGTATTTATATGCAAATTTAAAAACGAATTTAAAAAATAATGAATCAGTTATAAATGCCCAATCTTTAATTAATATTATTGAAAATAAAAATCAAAAAATGAAACAATGGCCAATTCAATCATATGAAAAAAATATTAGAAAAATCAAAAAATGGCCTGAATATATTGAATTAGCAAATATTCACGGGTTTTATTTGGGTATGTATTCAAATATATCACAAGACTTTTGTTATAAATGGATACAAGAATTAATACAAGAAGAGACCGGTATAATAATTAAAAAAAAAACTATTAAATCAAAAAAGAGTATACCTAAAAAAATAAAGGAAGATGTATGGGACAAATGGGTCGGTGAAAATGAAGGTATTTCTTTATGTTATTGTTGTAGAAAAACAAAATTAAGTAAATCCAACTTCGTTTGTGGTCATGTGTTATCTGAGAACAATGGGGGTACAATTTCAATAGATAATATGAGACCAATATGTAATTCTTGTAATTTATCAATGAAAACGAAGCATATGTTTGAGTATATAAAAAATTATTATCCAAATAATGTTATTGCATTTAAAACTAATAAACCACCAATTATTAAATCAAAAAAAAATTGGTTTTTTTAATATATTAATTAACAATCATAATATATTAAATTATTCATTTTCTTCTATAAATTCAATTATATCCATAAATTTAAATATAATTTTACTTGTTAAACCATCATAATCCTTTGATTTATATTCTGAAACAGTTTCAAATATTTCGTATATATCATCCCAATCATCGTCCATTATTAAATTTTCATAACAATTTGTAATCAATATATAAATCCACTCTATAACTTGTTCATTTGCGTGTTTTTTTTCAACATTATTTATATTTTGTTGTACTATAAAATTAACAAAATGTTCAAATAATTTAAAAATATCATCTCCCGAAATCATATTATTTAATAATAAATTGGAATAAAAACCAATTGTAGATTTTTTCCTTTCGTTTTCTTTATTATTATCACAAAATTTATCATAATCAACATTTGGGTCATAAAATTGTATTGAATCCGAAAATTTATATAATTCATAATATTCCTTGTTAATTTTTTCTTTCATAATTTTATTTGTTTTAGATAAATTATAATACATTTTTGCATATAAATCACTATTAAAAGTACTTTTTGTTATAGTATCATATATTGAATTCACTATTCTATTCATATGAATTTCGTTATTAATAAGATTATTGTCATTAAGGATTTGTAATACATTATTAAATTCTTTATCATATGTATTTTTGCTAATTTTATTAATATGACCTCTTATTTTATTAACTATTTCTTCAATACCTTCTTTTTTTTCAATAGTCGTTACCTTAAAATCCCTCATTATTTTCCATTCATCGTCATTAATCTGTTTCCGTTTTTTTTTATAATGTTGTCTTTTTTTTTCAAAATTCGGTGTTTTAATATAACTATCATCACCAACAAGTTTTGCTATATTTTTAACAATATCTAATGTTGTTTTGTCCAAATCATATGAAAATCCCTGCATTTGAATTTTATTAAATTCAATTAAACTATATTGCATCATATTATATAAAATTACAAATATAATATTTATATCAATTTTATATATTAATTATCTATAAAATACACTTAAAACCATAAATAGATAATATACAATGAATCTAAATTTACAAAACATAAAAGATAACCAAGATAACCAAGATAAAAAAGATAACCAAAATGAAAAAGATAAACAAGATAACCAAAATGAAAAAGAAGGGATTGTTAAAAAATATATACCATCTGAAATAAAAGAATGGGATGATGCAGAAATGCTACAAAAAAACTTACTTAGGGGAATCTACTCCTATGGTTTTGAAAAACCGAGTCCCATACAAAAAAAGGCTTTATTGACAGTTATTGACGGGAAAGATACTATTGCGCAAGCACAATCAGGAACAGGGAAAACAGGGTGTTTCACCGTTTCGGTATTGCAAAAAATCGATTTAACTCAAGATACAACACAAGCGTTAATTCTATCACCAACACATGAATTGTCTTATCAAACAGATGCAGTATTAAAGGGTATAGGATCACTAATGAAAGGATTAAAAACACATGTATTGGTTGGTGGTACAAGTGTAGAAAAAGATATAGATATATTGAAAAACCATACACCTCATATTATTTGTGGATGTCCGGGCAGAACACATGATTTGCTTCGAAGGAAACACCTTAAAAGGGAAAATATTAAAATTATTATTTTAGACGAGGCAGATGAAATGTTGAATTTCGGTTTTAAAGATCAAATATACAACATTTTTGCATTTCTACCATATAATATTCAAATATGCCTATTTAGTGCAACTATGCCAAGGGATTTGTATTCATTGACCGATAAATTTTTGAGAGACCCTGTTAAAATTTTGGTACAAAAAGAACAGTTGACATTGGAGGGTATCGCGCAATATTTTATTGCATTGGAAGATGATAATAGTAAGTATGACACACTTAAGGATATATATAATACAATATCAATGTCTCAATGCATTATATATTGTAATAGTGTTAGAAGGGTACAGGATTTGTATGAAGCCATGAAGGGTGACGGTTACCCGGTGTGTTGTATATATGGAAGTATGGATAAACAAGATCGTAATGATTCATATAATTCATTTAAAACAGGTTCATGTCGCGTATTAATCTCATCGGATGTTACGGCAAGGGGGATTGACATACAACAAGTTAGTACAGTTATTAATTTTGATATTCCAAAAAGCGTTCATACATATCTGCATAGAATTGGTCGAAGTGGTCGTTGGGGGAGAAAGGGGGTGGGAATTAATTTTACTACAAAAAGAGATTTTAGAAAAATGAAAAATATAGAGGATCATTACCAAACACAAATACGAGAATTGCCTAGTTCATTTATACAATGATCACTGTTAATTATTACGTTTATTACATTTTATTTAAATAAAATATTATTAAAATGTCAAGTCAAAATTCTTTTAAATTACCAATAGAATATTTAAAAGATAAAATAAAACTAGACGATCAATTAAAAATTGATTTTGACTATAAAAATATATATAATATTTTATTTAAAACTAAAGATAGATATACTGAAAAAGTGAAAGATAATTGGGGCAAATATTATACAAATAACAAACATTATCTTAAGAGTACTCAAAAAATAATAAAAACAATGGATATTTCATTAAACAATACAATAATAGAAGATGCATATAATATTATAAATGATTTTGATAATGAAGATAATTTTCTTAACAAATATAATTATATTAATATAAATTTATTAAAACAGTTTAATCAAAATATTCATGTATTACAAGGAATATCAACATATAAATTGATGTCACCAATTCTCTCTTTGATGTTACCAATATTGGTTTTAATTTTCCCTTTTATTCTTATGAAATTAAGAGGTATAGATATTTCTGTCGAAAATTATATTCAATTACTTAAAAATATTGTTTCGAAATATTCAATTGGGAAACTGTTCACGGATTTTTCATCTCAAAATTTAACAAAAAAAGTATATATCGTATTTAGTGCTTTTTTTTATTTATTTCAGATATATCAAAATTGTAAAACATGTTTATTATTTTATAATTACATACGAAAATTTAAGGAATACATAACAAAAATACAGCGATTTATATTACATATTGATAATACCATGAATATATTCATATCTAAATATCAAAAGTTGAAAGGATATAGAAAATTTATTAAATCATTATTAATTCAAAGAGAGAATATTAAAATATTTAACATAGAAATTGAAAACATTGATATTTCAGATGATAATAAAATAAATTTATCAACAATTACAAAAATTGGATTGTTAATGAAAAGTTTTTATAATATATATCTTAAAAAAGAAAATGTCGACATGTTTGAATTCTTATTTAAATGGTGTGGATTTATTAAAAATATGAATGATATTAAATTATTGCATATTGACAAAACCATTAATAATGCGAAATTTAATACTAAAAAAACCGAATTATGTAATTTTTATTTCCCACCATTATTGTTATTGGAAAAACAAGCAAAAATAGTCACAAACAATGTTAATTTAAATAATAATTTTATAATAACAGGACCCAACGCGTCAGGTAAGACAACTATTATAAAAGGTATTGGTATTAATATTTTATTATCTCAACAAATTGGATTTGGATTTTATGATTCAGCATCAGTATATTTGTATGATAGAATTCATTCTTATATAAATATTCCAGATACATCGGGAAGAGATAGCTTATTTCAAGCAGAAGTTAAAAGGTGTAATAAAATAATTTCAGATATAAATAAATATAAAAGACATTTATGTATTCTAGACGAATTATATTCGGGTACTAATATTTCGGAAGCTATAGCGTGCGGATATTCATTTATTGAATATTTGAATAGAAATAAAAACGTAAATATGGTATTAACAACACATTATTATAAATTATGTGGTTTAGTTGAAAACAATAATAAAAATAGTGAAAGAAAAAAAGTATTGAATAAAGGAATGGATGTTGTGGATAATAATTATACATATAAATTAAAAAATGGAATTACTAATATTAAAGGAGGAATTCAAGTATTAAAAAAAATTTCATATCCAAATGAAATAGTTAAAAATGCATTAAAAATAATGAATGATTTATATGAAATTTAAATAATCTATTCGTTTATATTTTAAAGAATAAGTGTTATTTATATTATAATAAAGATGTTTGGTAATTTTTTAACACCAGTAATTTTAGTAATTTTATTTGCAACATTATGTCTTTTAGCATACACTGTATATGTTTTAAAACGAAATTTAAATAATTTAAATCAAAATGTATTAGAACATTCGATGATATTACAACAAGTATTAAGGGATGACACTGTTTCAAATGAATTAAATAATAATAATAATAATACAATTGAAAATAGTGATAATAATACAATTGAAAATAATGACAATGAAACGGTTTTAAATAATAAAATTGTTGTGTCAGATAATGAAAATAGTGACAGTGATAGTGACAGTGACAGTGACAGTGATAGTGATAGTGACAGTGACAATGAAGATAATGATGAACGTGACAACAATGTTGATTCATCAAGAAAAATATTATTAAGTTCGAATTTAGAACATTCAGTTGATCAATTTGGAGGACAATCAAACGAAGAAGATAGTGATAGTGATGACGAAGATCAAGATGACGATAAACATGGATTAATGAATATTGCAAATCATTTAAATGTCATGAATGAAGATGCGGGTATGAAATTAGAATCGGTTGTTGTAAAAAAAAGTAACGATGATAATACATTAGAGAAACAAATTATAGAAAAACTATACGAGGATGCAACTTATAATTTGGGTGAATTAACACTTGATGACAGTATTGATGTTGAACCAGATGAATCTATGACGTTAAATAAAAAACAAGAAACAAATTATAGTAGTAGCAGTGACAGCATGGGTTCTGATTCAGAAAGTGATACTGATGAATTAGATGAAAGTATTCAACATAAAGAGCAAGATACGAATAAAAAAATAGTTGAAATGCCAAATGACACATTGGATGGAAATTCAAATATTGAAACAAATTTTAAAAAATTAAAAGTAAGTGTTTTAAGGGAAATGGTTTATAATAAAAAATTGGTTGATTCAAAGAACAAGGCAAAAAAACTTAAGAAGGATCAACTAATTAATTTATTAACAGCTTAAAATATATATTATTCGTATATATTATATGAGTTTAAATAAATTTGATTCAAGTACTTACGATATTAATAATTCATCAAAATACTTGTTTTTTAAAAATAACGAACCGATAAACTTTAGTGGTGCGAAAAACAATATTATTAAAAATAGTAATGCTGTAAAAAGTAATGCGGATTATAGAAAATATTTAACAAATAATGCAAATAAGATTATAGAAAATAATTCTTTGTTAGCACAAAAAGAGTGTGGTTATTCAAAAAACTTGCTTCAATTGCCAAAATTAAAAAAACAATTATCACCATATGTTTATACAAAAGATAATATTAATAATATGTTAAAACCAGAAGGTTATGAAAATAGTGATTTAAAAGAAGATTTTATTAATACACAAAAAAGAGAGATGAATAAAAAATCATATACTTTATGATTTTTTTGGTATAAATTTATATATATTATATAATCTATCATAAATTATATAATATGAAAATATTGAGTATTGATGTTGGTATTAAAAATTTAGCATATTGTTTATTTGATATTAAAAATAATAAAACGTATGATATCATTTCATGGGGTGTTACAAATATTGGTAATACAAATAAAGAGTATAAATGTTGTTCAATAATAAAAAAACAGAAAAAAACAACAAATAATATATGTAATAAAAAAGCCAGATATGAAAAAAACAACAAATATTATTGTAAGACACATGCAAAATGCGGTGTTTTTTCGCTACCAACACAAGAACTAAGTATATCAAAATTAAATAAAATTAAAAAAATGAAACTACAAGATTTATATAAAATAATGTATGATTATGAAATACCACACGTTAAAAATGTTAAAAAAATTGTTTTAGTTGATCAAATAAAAAAATATGTAAATGAAAACTTTTATAATTATATAGAAAAGAAAAAACCAAGTAATTCACCAATTAATTTAGTAACACTTGGTGTTAATTTAAAGAGAGAATTTGATGTACTTTTTAAAAATCACGATATTTCAAATGTGTTAATAGAAAATCAAATTGGCCCATTAGCAAATAGAATGAAATCAATTCAGGGTATGATAACCCAATACTTTATAATGAATAATATTACAAATATAGAATATATTTCCGCAATGAACAAATTAAAACTATTTAATATTAAAAACAAACTGAATTATATCGAAAGGAAAAAAATGGGTATATCATTAACATTACAAATACTCAATAAAGAACAATTTAATAAAGAGTCACTCAATATTTTTGAAAATAGTAAAAAAAAAGACGATTTAGCGGATAGTTTTCTGCAATGTATTTGGTATTTAAAAAGTAAAAATTTGATTAATATGGATATTTCAAAATTAAATATATAATGCGGATTACTTAAAATTATTTGTTCTTGTTTAATCATAAATGAATAAGTTAAATGAACCCGAAATTATTGAATTAAATGCTTCAGAAACAATATCATTAAATATTAATGATAATAAAGAAATTAAAGAGATTAATACACAAAAGATGGCTATAGACGAAAAACCATCTGTTAATTTTGGAGGAGGTTTAGAATTTTTAATGAATAAAAAAATAGATGTAAAAGACAATAAAGGTACTATGGATAACGATTTAAAAGATTTAGATGAATTGGAGAAAGATTTAAACAGTTTGTCTGAAAATTTAAAAACAGATAATGCTCCTAATTTAAATGTATCATTTAATGATTCAACAAAAGTAAATTTAAATTCATTTGATTCGAATGTCAAATCAAATACAAATGGCTATACAGTTGGACAAGTAGGATCCGCGACAGCATCTGCTATGAAAGATAAAAAAACATGGGATGGGTTTGGAAAGTTTAACAATGTACCAATTAATAATAAAGGAAAGACCGAACCAACCCTATCTAAAAAAGAGGAATTAAGTGAGAAGTTTAAATATTTAAAAAAACTTGAAAAAATAGAGCGCAAAGGTATAACATTATCACAAAAATATACAATGGATTCTAAACTAGATGAAATGAAGGGGGAGTACGAACTAATTGTATCTGAAAAAACCAAAAAAGACAGTGTTAAATTTCAAGGTAGAATGTTAATGGCATGTATTACTGGATTGGAATTTTTAAATAATAAATTTGACCCATTTGATTTAAAATTAGATGGCTGGTCTGAACAATTAAACGAGAATATAGATGATTATGATGATATTTTTTCTGAATTACATGAAAAATATAAATCTAAAGCAAAAATGGCACCAGAATTGAAATTGTTATTTCAATTGGGTGGTTCAGCTGTAATGCTCCACATGACCAATAGTATGTTTAAGTCTTCTATACCTGGTATGGATGATATCATGCGACAAAATCCAGAGTTGATGAAACAATTTACACAAGCGGCAGTGAATACAATGGGACAACAACAACCTGGATTTGGTAATTTTATGAATGATGTAATGGGTGGTAGACAAGATGATCCTACTATTATACAACGAGGACCACCGCCCCCACCAGTATCAACAAAAAAAGAGCGTACATTAAATGCAAATCCAAATATGAAAAATATTTCTGTTAGTCAAATGAATATGAATGCCGGTGTAAGTGTTAATGACCAATTTTCAAAAACACATTCTCAACCTTTAAAATCTAAAAATAGAAATAAACGTCAAGAAATGAAAGGACCAAGTGACATCGATAATATATTATCAAGATTAAAAAGTAAAAAGGTTGATATGAAAAAAAATAAACCAAATAGTAGTACTATTAGTGTTGAAGATTTAAAAGAAATGTCTAATGTAAAAATGCCTAGAAAAAGTTCTAAAAAAAGGAGTAGTAGAAACACTATTAGTTTAGATATTTAATATATTTAATTATATAAATGTTAAAAAATATAATTAAACGTAACATATTACATAAAAACTCATTGAAACATATTCGTTTTTTTAATGATGAAAAATTACCATCTGTAAGAAGTAACAACAATTATATTGAAAATTATAATATTACTATCGGTTCAAAAAGTGAGTTAAAAGAAGACAGAATTAATGTAACCAAATGTAATTATAATTTAAATAAATATGATAATAGACCTAAAAAAAATAAATAAATATTATAATATTTTACAATATAAAATATTATACAATTATTATTATTATGAACAATTGTATAATATGCTTTAAAAATAAAAACGATATGATAGAATTGACATGTAACCATGAATTTTGTTTTAAATGTTTAAAAACAGGTGTATCAACATATAATTTAGAAAAATGTCCATTATGTAGACAAATAATAATTGATAAAGATATTATATATATTCAGAACTATAAAAAAAAAACAAATATAATTAAAAGAAATTATATTACAAGACACAGTACTTTAAATCATAAAAAAAAATATATAAATGAAAATTTGCGCAATTTAGCATTACAATTTAAATGGAATAACCATAATAGAAAAATAAATATTAAATACAATATAGGGATTTTAGAAGATATGTGCATTTTTATCTATAAAAATGCTTGGTATATAAAAAAAGATAATGAATTACAAGAAAACGACGAAGAGCATTATATTTATAGCATAATTCGTTGTGTAACAGGTTTTACAAAAACATATAAATGGAAAAATGGTAATATATGGCTTTATAAATTTAAAGAAGCCAAATTAATCGAATAATTCAATGATATTCAATGATATTCAATGATATTCAATGATATTCAATGATATTCAATGATATTCAATGATATTCAATGATATTCAATGATATACTATTATATATAGATAATATATAATGAATTCACAACAAATTCAACAATTTTGTAATTATTTAATTAATTTGGAAAACCGTGTTTCTAAATTAGAAAGCAATATGAAAAGAAAATCGACAATAAACGAAAATATATCTATTAAATTACACCCACAAAGTAATAATATTAAAAAATCAATGAATATGACAAGAAAAAACATGTTAAAATCATCAAAAAAAAAGTCAAGAAAAACCGGTCGTAAAGTAGGGAGATTTACAGTATATGATGATTAAATATAGATATCAACCTATTATTATATACAATATGAATAATATAAATAATATATAAAAAATGAATGTCATAACTGTTTTTACATGAGATACAATATTACGTAGAAAATTATTTGGTTCATTCATATTTTCATCTATATAATCATCATCAATGTCAATATTACCTGTTTGTTTACTTAACATGTTATATAAAGTATCAATAGGTTTAGGACATATTAAACATTTTTCACTTTCTTTTAACCATTCATTTAAACACGTAATATGAACAAAATAATTACAACTACAATCTTTTTTAACTGTAATATTATGTACATTATCAAACATAATATTATTTTTATCAAATACATCAAGACATATTATACAAGAATCCTCATTATTATACGTATCATTTATCTCCATTAAAAAATCATTATACAGTTTTTGAACAAATTCATTTGAAAAATCGATAATATGATTATTATCAATAATATTGTTTTGTAATTTAATCTCTATTTCATTAATGGCAATATTTTCTTGACTTTCATTAATATTATTTGAATGAAAAAAATATTCTGTTTCAGAATAATTTTCATTTGATGAAATATTTTCAAATGGATTAGTATTAGTATTAGTATTTGTATTAATTGGTACGAGATTCATTATATTAAATATATAATAATTATTATATATTTATTTAGCATAATTAATTAAAATACATTTAATATTTAAAAATTTTATTGATATATAAGTTATATGAATTATTCAAATCTTGCAGATTATATTCAATTAATGAATGAAAAAAAAGTTGATATTGAATCAACCATTAAAAAAGATGCCAAAGATGTTATTATTGTTGAAAAAAATATCAAAGAATTAAGGGAATATATGAAAAAATTAAAAGAAAAAATTAAAGAAAATGAAGAGAACATGGTATTGCTTCAAAAAACAATTTCAGAAACACAAACCGAGTTTAATAAAATTGTAAAATCAACCAATACACTTTTAACAACAGTTAAGGAACAACATCTTCCTAAATTTAAAATTATCATTGATAACAATGTTAAAAAAAACGAGAATCTAGAAAAAAACGAGAATCTAGAAAAAAACGAGATAAACACCGAAGTTAAAAATGAAATTGAATCATATAAAAACAGCTCACAATCACACGAAGAGTTAAATATTAATGTTGGTGAAAACGATAAAGACTTACCATCACTTTTTTCTAATAAGAAATTAAAAAAAGTTGAATTATTAAAACATTAAAATTGTTTATTTGTTTAAATTTAATAGTTAATTAATACTATTATATTATATGACCTCTAAAAATGAACAATATAAAACTTGTGATATAAAACTAACGACATTATGTAATAGGGAAAATATTTTATTACAAAAAGATAAAAAAACAAATACATTTTATATTGCATTTGAATGTGAAAATTCAAAAATAAATTTAAAAAAATTGATAAATTTAAAAATCTATAATATTTTATTTCAATTGAATAAAGACATCTTTGATAATATACATATTAATAAAATAAATAAGAATGAAGCTAATGTAATGTTTTTATTTAAATCAATTGGCAAAGAAGTTGGTATAAAAAAGAAATTTTTATATACAAAAACAAAAATTATTAAAAATAAGGAGAATAAATCTATATCTTTTATTACAAACGATGAAGAATATAATTTAGATAAAAATATAAGTTCAAAATATGATAAAATAGAAACAAAATACGAAAATTTGTTTATTAAAAAAATAAATAAACACAAAATTCAATTACAGTACATGTTTAATTATGACATCAAAGAAGAATTACCCATATATATGGAAAATGTAATGGGGTTTATGATGAAAAAAATATTTTTTCGGCTTAAAAACTTTATTGAAAATTTAACCAGTTTAAATTAATAAATATATATCTATCTATTTATTAATTATGAATAAGCACTTACTATTATTTAAAACAAAATTATTACTATTATATGAATATTGCAAGTATAAAATTACAGGCAACATTAACTATATGATACGGAATGTAGCAACAAGTTTAGCAAATGATAATTTATTTTATATAAAAATATTACAGGCCCTATCTAGTAACTCTGAATTACTAGACAATGAAACAATTGATTATTTATCAACATACACAGATAATGTACCATACCACGACTCTGAGTTAAAGGTTGATTTATTTGATTCTATAAAAAACATAAGTAATAAATATAATGATAAATTTATTATTAAAAATAAAACACCAATAAAGTCGGGTTTAATATCTGTTATATACGAAGGGGTATTAAATGATAAAAAAGTAATTATAAAAGTGAAAAGAAAAAATATATTGGATAAACTAACTTCTGCTTTGAATGATATTGAATATGTTATAAATGATATAAGTAATTATAATATTTGTAAGAACTTACAATTGAATAAAATTTTTAATGAAAATAAAGAATTAATGATAATTCAAAGTGATTTTGTACAAGAAGCTAAAAATATTGATATGATATATAAAGCAAATAAAAATATAGATTATATCATTGTTCCAAAATTATATGAAAATTATACACATAGTGATAATGATATAATTGTTATGGATTATATTGAAGGTGAAACATTAAATAATATTAAAAATATAGATAAAGATAAATACTCTTATTTATTAGCAAAATTTGGACTAAAATGCATTATGTATGATAGAGTATACCATGGTGATTTGCACCAAGGCAATATGTTATTTATTAAAGAACCAATTTCTAAAAATAATAAATCATATTATAAACATAAATTAGGTATTATTGATTTTGGCATAGTAGGAACATTGAGTAAAGAAGAGCAAAATACATA